CACAACGTGTACAAGATTTTATGAACTACATGATCATGGAGAAAATGGAAGAATACACTCCAGAGTTTGATCAGTTATTATTTTACTTACCCTTATCAGGATCGACATTCAAAAAAGTTTATTATGATGAAATCATGCAAAGAGCAGTTTCTAAATTTGTTCCTGCAGAAGACTTAGTGGTTCCGTATTATGCAACAGATTTAAAAGATTGTGAAAGAATTACTCACTTAGTTAAGATGGGTGAGAATGATGTTCTTAAAAAACAAAAAGCAGGTTTCTACAGAGATGTAGAATTAATTCCAAAACAACCAGAAAAGAATCCAATACAAGATAAGTTAAATGAATTAGAAGGTGTTAAAGCATCAGGTCAAAGAGATTACCAGTATAACATTTTAGAAATGCATGTAGATTTAGATCTAGATGAATATGAAATGGATAATTCAGAAAAGAATATTAAAGTTCCTTACATTGTAACTATCGATGAAGGTTCACAACAAATTTTATCTATTTACAGAAACTATAGTCCTCAAGATGAGATGATGAGACGAAAAGAATACTTCGTTCATTACAAATTTTTACCAGGTTTAGGTTTTTATGGCTTTGGTTTAATCCATATGATTGGTGGTTTATCGCGTGGAGCGACTTCTGCACTTAGACAATTGTTAGATGCAGGTACTTTAGCGAACTTACCAGCAGGATTTAAGTCTAGAGGAATAAGAATTAGGGATGATGACCAACCTTTTCAACCTGGAGAGTTCAGAGATGTGGATGCACCAGGCGGAAATATCAAAGATCAATTCCAAATTTTACCTTTTAAAGAGCCAAGTGGTACTTTATTCCAACTTTTAGGCTTTGTAGTACAAGCAGGACAAAGATTTGCAGCGATTGCAGACATGCAAATGGGTGAAGACTCTCAAAATAGAGCTGTTGGAACAACAATTGCACTTTTAGAACGTGGTTCAAGGGTCATGAGTGCTATTCACAAGCGTTGTTACTATGCAATGAGACAAGAATTTAGACTTTTAAGTAAAATTTTTAGTGAATACCTACCGCCAGTGTATCCATACGCTGTCTACGGGGCTGATAGAGCCGTTAAAATACAAGATTTTGATGATCGAGTTGATGTAATACCTGTTGCAGACCCAAATATCTTCTCAATGTCACAAAGAGTGACCTTAGCGAACGAAAATTTAAAGATTGCAATGTCAAATCCACAAATGCACAACCTTCATGAAGCATATAGACGTGTTTATGAAGCCTTAGGCACAAGACAAATCGATACTTTGTTAAAACCTCAAGAAGTACCAACTCCAAAAGACCCTGCAACTGAAAATGCAGAGGCTTTACAAATGAAAATGCTAAAAGCGTTTCCAGAACAAGATCATGATGCACATATTGCTGCTCACAGAGCATTTATGGCAACTAGAATGGTTCAAATTAATCCAATGGTGTATGCATTACTTCAAGGACACATATCTGATCACGTTGCAATGAAAGCTCATGGTGAAATTGGTGCTATGATACAAGAAGATCCAAATATGCAAATGATGCAACAACAAGATCCTCAAGGATTTAAAGTTCAGTTCGATAGTATGGTTGCAAAAAGAGTTGCTGAGATTACAACACAGTTAGCACAAGAAGAAGCAGGTGCTCAAAAACCAGATCCGTTAGTTCAATTGAAACAAAGAGAACTTGATCTTAAAGCGATGGACATGCAAAGAAAAGCAATGGAGACACAAATGGATTTTGATATTAAAGAATCTCAATTTGATGAAAAACTTGATTTAGAAAAAATGAAATTAGAAAATCAAGACGAACAATCTGATGAAAGATTACAAGTTGCAAAAGACAAACTAAATTTACAAGCAATGCAAATGGAGCAAAGAAATGCGAAGAAGAAAGCTTAAAATATTTAAAGCAAGGGGTGGTGGTATGGATGCCTCTAAATCTGATTTTGGAGTATCGACACCATCACCAGGGGATACAGGTGGAGAAGGTGGCTTTAACACAAGAGATAATTCTACAAATCAAATCGGAGACAGAAACAGCAGTCCTACAAGCACAGGGACTCCAACAGCATTAAGTTTTTCTCAAACTACAAGTCCTAATAATGTTTCAACAGGTAAATCTTTTATGCCTATATCACTTCAATTAGTTGGTCAAGTTGCTGATATGGCAACTAAAGGTTATCGAACTAAAAAAGCGAAAGGTGAAAATTTTTTAAGTAAAGAAGTTACTTTACCTTCAACAAGAGACTACTATAAAACTACTGGTAAACAGTTAGATGTAATGAGTCCAGAAGGAAAACAATATCTTCAAGATGATAATAGAATTCCAAATCCAAATAAACCTATTCCTACAGGAATAGATAATAGTGATAACAATGTTCAACTATGTCCAGATGGTTCTGCACCACCTTGTAAATCTCCTGGAACACAATTAAGTACTATGAAACCTAAAAGTAATTTTTTAAGTGGCTTTCAAGCTTATGAAGATGGTGGTGAAGTTATAGTAAGTAATAATGTAGATAAGGATCTGCTATGAAATATAGATTAGGTAAAAAATTTGGTCCACCACCTAAACAAGGACCCAATCCTCAAGTACCACCAGTTAAGTTTGGTGAAGGGGGAATGAAATGTCCTCATAGAGACATGACAGATAAAAATATGTATCCTGGTAATAATGGAATACAAATTAAAGGTTTTAAATTTATAGGAGTACGATAATGTTTAAATGGATTAAAAAATTGTTTACACCTAAAAAACAAGTTTACGATCCAAAACCAGTTGAAAAGGAACCTTGCTGGAAACATATGAAATTTAAAAAAGGTTGTCCACTTTGTAGGAATTTAAATAATGGCGCTTAAATATATTGGAAGTTTAATAGCTAAAAGAGTCTTAAAAAATAGACCTGATTTACATAAAAAATTTGATAAAATTATGCGAGATGATGTTGATCCTTCATCTTCTGTAGAATCACAAATTTCAGAAGCTTTAAGAATTATCAGAAGTAAAGTTGATAAAAAAACAACAGGAGGGGAAGTTATTATAGCAAAGGGTGGAGATTATATAAAAGATTTGCTATAAGTCTGCATGTGGTCATTTTTAACTGACAAAGAAAAATTAATTTTATTATCTGGAATATTTGAAGGTGAAGGTACCTTTGGTAACCACAAAGGTGGTAAACTTAGAAGTGGTAAAACACGATATCAAATACAAGCCGCTGTTAGTATGTCTGACAAAGACGTAGTCTACAAATTTTTAGAATTTTTTAAATGTGGTAGTGTCTGTGAACCTTCTTTAAGAAGTAATCATCATAAACAGATGTATAAATGGAGAGTAACAGGGGAGAGGGCTTTATTTGTTATTAACGAAATGATACCATATTTAGGAATTAGAAGACAAAGTAATTATTATGGCATGGTTCAATCTATTAGGAATGGCGATAAAGACTGGAGCCCATATATACTCCAATCGTCAAAAGACAAAACAGGCAATGTCAGATGCTCAGTTGAGATCGGCAGAGGCAATGGCCAGAGGAGAGAAAGAATACGAAGGCAAGCTTCTTGAAGCAAGACAATCGGACTGGAAAGACGAATTTATTTTAATACTGCTCTCAGCGCCCATAGTAATGTTAAGTTGGGCAGTTTTCTCAGAAGATCCAAGTGCAATGGAGAAAATGAAATTGTTCTTCGAATATTTTTCACAACTCCCATTTTGGTATCAGACAATTTTTGTGGGCGTCATAGCGAGCGTTTACGGACTTAAAGCTACTGATCTAATCAAACGAAAGTAGTTGCAATTTAAAGCGTATACAATTATACAATCTATATGAATCAATATAGATGTTCTCATCCAGAAGATTTAGACATTTTTGAAAAATGTTTAAAACAATTGAAAAATAAATATGGTGTTACAATAGAAATTGGTGTACATGAAGGTGGAGGTTCAAAAAGAATTATAGATGATTATAGAAAGCTTTATCCTGATGCTCATCACTATCACATTGGTGTTGACCCTTTCGGATCCGCTCCTTACACACACACTGATGCAGACTTTAAGGAA